GCTTTATAATTGAGGGTGTATTCACCAGTATTACGCTCCAAAATGGAGCTTGTATAGCTTACAAAGTTTAATTATGTCCTATTCTGATTTCCCAGCAGCCAAAATCATCAATGATACAGCAGCCCATACTGGAAGGTTTGGTAAAATTGTCGCATTACAAGATTCAGTGATTAATACTCTAGTCGCTGAAAATGTAACAGGTGATTTGACAGGCTTGCAGTTTAAATCCACTGCCGAAATATGTGGTGTCATTACAAGTGTCAAACTTGATAGTGGAACTGTTGTAGCTTATTCATTATGAGTCTTGCAAACGCACTAAAAAAAGCAGCATCAAAGACTTTGAGTAAGCTCGGAGGTGATGTAACTATCAGACAGGTGACTGCTGGAAGTTATAACACGACCACTGGAGCAATAACAGAATCGACATCTGATACAGTTGTGAAGGGTGCTCTGAGTGGAGTTCAAAGATCTGAGGTCAATGACTTAATTGAAGCTCAAGATAAAAGATTAATTATTGCATCAAAAGACATTGATTTTGTTCCAACAACAAAGGACAGAGTTTTAATAAGTGGAGTAGAGTTTAAAATAATACAAGTAATAACAAATGAGCAAAATAACACTCCCATAAGTTTTGATCTTATTCTGAGGTAATTATGAGTCGAAAAATAAGATTAGATGAAATTGATGACGTCATGAAAGAAGCTATTGAAAAATTGGTGGCTTCAACAACTCTACAATGGACAGTAAGAGTTAAAAATGCAACACCTGTTGATACTGGAAGACTAAGAGCAGCGTGGGAAACAAATATAAAGCCTTTAGAAGGATCAGTCACAAATAATGTTGTTTATGCAGAGCCTGTTTGTTTTGGTTTAAACAAGCCAAAATCATGGGGTGGCAAATATAGAACGAGACAAAACACCGTTGAGGGTTTTCCAGAACTGATTGGAAAAGAACTTGAAAAATATGCGAGAGCAGAATATGAAAAGATTAAAAGAGGTATTTAATGGCTGCAATCGATTTAAATACAGTCAGATCCACAATAGAGGCTAGGTTAGCCACAGAGCTTGCTTCAAGTCCTGCAATTCCAGTTATTTTTAACAATATGGCTTTTGATTCAACAACAGAGGACAGTTTCGTTCAATGTTTAACAAGCTTTGGATCACATGAATATTTAACGCAAGGAGGCACAACAAATTCTGTTAATAGTGTTGTTGGATTAATAACTTTAAATATATATACGGAGGAAGGCATCGGAGCAGGGACAAATTTTGTGATTGGTAAAAGAATAAGAGATTTGTATAATAGAGTGACAGTTTCAAACGTTATTTTTGATTCCCCAATAGGGCCAGAAGTAGCTCAATCTAATCCAGAGGGAAAATTTCAAACACAAATAAGAATAACTTTTGAAATATTTGAAGATCTTTAAAAATGGAAATTACTGAAGAAATGCTTGACGCTATAGAAACCGTTAAGGGTAGAAGAGATCCAAATTACTGGGACCCTCAATGTAGACGTTTTATGGAAAAACAGAGAGAGCTTAAAAAAGATGTAAAAAAACCAAAAAAAGGTTAATATATTTATAAATCTTTCTTTTTATTGTTATGGCTGCTGTTAAAGGCGACGTAGGGCAAGTCAAATTTGATGATGGAGGCTCTTCCGTTAACCCTGTTTTAGGAACTAGAAGTTGGTCGATGTCTATTACAAAAGACACACAAGAGACAACAGTTCAAGGTGACACTTTTAAAAAATTTATTGGTGGTTTGATAGAAGGTGAAGGATCTGCAGAGCTTGTTTATGATGCGGCTGCATCTGGAGAAACTGCAACTTTTGTAGATGGTGTTTTGACAACTGGTGATGCTGGAACAGCAGCTTTTGAGCTTTTTCCTGACAGTGCAAGTGGATCTGCAAAAATAAGCTTCTCTGGATTGATAACTAGTTTTGAGCAATCTTCATCAATAGGTGATATAAACACAATAAGCATTACATTTAAACCAAGCGGAACTATTACATCTGCTATTTAATAAAATATGGCAACACAAAGAACCGCAGATCTCATCATTGATGGTTTCAAAGATGAAATGTCTGCAAGACGTAAATATGAACTTAAGGCTTCATCGGGAAAGATACTTGCAACTTTGTATTTTCCTCCCATAACAAGATTCGATAGACAAAAGGCACAGCAATTAGCTGGTACTGATGAAGCACTCTTGGTATCAACTCAACTTCTTTGTAAAATGGCTCAAAAAGAAGATGGATCGCCTGCCTTTGACATGTCAGATGCTCCCATGCTGCAAAGACAAATTCCAGAGAAGGTGTTAAACGAAATTGAGTTATTTTTATTTGATATTGAATTAGACATTGACACAGCAAAAAAAGAGTAAGGGGGGATAACTGGTTAAATTTTGAATTATTCCTAGCAACAGAACTTGGTAAAACTCTAAATGAACTGCGGCAGTCTATAACACAAGAAGAATTGATTTATTGGGCAGCATATTATGAAGTTAAGAATGAAAGAGAAAAACAAGAATTCAATCGTCAAAAAGCAAAATCAATGTAATATATAATAAAGACTTTTTTTATTTGTGGCACAGGCTAATGTAAAACTTACTGTTGATGCTAGTGGTGCAACTAGAGCTTTACAAGGTGTCCAAAGTCAAACAAACAAATTAAAGACTGCATTTGGCGGTTTAAAAACTGCTTTATTGGGGATAGGTTTCACAGCAATTGCGAAACAGACAATATTTGCAGCTACAAATTTTGAAAAGTTAAATCAAAGACTTAAAATATTAACCAAAGATAATGGAACTTACGGAGAATCACTAAAACTTGCAGAAGAAGCTCAGACAAAGTTTGGATTAAGTTCTATTGATGCTTTAGAGGGTGTCACAAATTTGCAAGCAAGATTAGGACCACTTGGTTCAACGATGGATGAAATTACAGCAATATTTAATGGATTTAATACTGCAGCAATATTGTCAGGGGCATCTGCACAAGAGCAAGCTGGTGCGATGAGACAGTTAACTCAGGCTTTAGGTTCAGGTGTTTTAAGGGGAGATGAATTTAATAGTATATCTGAGCAAATGTCTGCTGTTTTAAAGCCAATCGCCGATCAATTAGGAGTTAATGTCGGTGCTTTGAGAGATATGGCGGCTGAAGGTGCAATTACAAAAGATGTTGTTGTTGCTGCTTTTAAAGAAATAGAAAAGCAAGGTAGTAGTGCTTTAAAAGAGTTGATAAGGAATGATCCAACTATGACTTTTAAAGTCTTAGGAAATGAGGCTGAAAAATTATCAATTTCAGTAGGAAAAATTTTAGCTCCAGCAGTTTTAGATGCAACAATTGCTTTAACAAAAATAACTGAAGCTGTTAATAAATTTGTAAAGTCTCCATTAGGCCAAACTGTTGCAATATTTACTGGTCTTGCGTTAGGAGTCAAAGCTGTTACTGCTGCAACTGCTCTTTTAAGTACAGCTCAAACCGTTTTGATTGCTAAGTTTAAATTAACTTCAGCGGGAGCGATTGCCTTTGCAAAAGCAAATGCTACAGCAAGTGTGGTTGCCAAAGCTGCTGCTGTCTCAACAGGATTGTTAACAATTGCTCTTAATGCTTTACCACTTGTTGCAATCGCCACAGCTTTTGGATTGCTAACCACTGCTGTTATCAAACATATAAATAAACAAAAAGAATATAACAGACTTGTAAAAGAAGGAGGAGAAGAAGAGGTAACTGCTGCGATAAAATCAATTGAGGCCCAAAAGAAAAAATTAGAAGCAAGACTTGGCACTAATAAAAGAGTTGATCAAAGTTTAAAAAGGCAAATTTCAAAATTAGAAGAGCAGTTAAAACCTTTAGAAGATCAGCTTACAAATGTAAAAGAAATTGCTAAAACAAATGAAAAGATAACAAAAGATAAAGAGGATCAGAAAAAACTGGAAGAGGAAATTAATCAGTTGATAAAAGATAACTTACAAAAAAATATTGAATATGAGCAATCTGAGATGGATAAAGTTGAAGCTATTGGTAAATTTATTGATGAGAAATCAAAAGAAAGGGAATTACTAAAAGCAATAAAAAATGGAAATGAAGATCAAGTTAGGATACAACATGCTATAAATGAGGCTGTTGCAATTTATGGCGAGGAGTATAGAGATATTATTGAAGCATATATTAAAGGTAATGCGGAACTTGACAAACAAAATGAAAAGTTAGAAAAGAGTGGTGAGTCAGCAGAAAAACTTAAAGAAAAAATGATGGCGGTTGGTGAAGAAATAGAATCAAGTATTAAAAACAATTTAAGAGATGCAATCACTGGTGCTCAGTCATTTGGAGAAGCGATGACAAATGTCTTAAACAGAATTAGAGATAAAATTATTGATGCTCAAATAGATAAAATACTGGGTGGGTTTGGAGAAAATTTTGGAAAGTCGGCATCTGGTGGAAAGGGTAAAGGAATAGGTGGTTTCTTAGGTGGTATTTTGGGTGGTTTGTTTGCAAATGGTGGAAGGCCACCTGTTGGAAAGGCATCAATTGTTGGAGAGCGTGGCCCAGAGCTATTTGTACCAAAAGTTGCTGGGACCATAGTTCCAAACAGTGCATTGGGTGGCGGAGGTGACAGCGTCACAAATATGGTCACAGTGAATGTAGATGCAAGTGGTAGTTCAGTTCAAGGTTCTACAAATGATGCCCAGCAACTAGGTCAACAGATCGCAGGTGCAATTCAAGCAGAGCTTATCAAACAGAAACGTGCTGGAGGTCTATTGGCATAATGGCAACTTTTCCAAGTATTACTCCTCAATACTCAACTCAAGAAAGTGTTGAACAAGACAGCATAAGACTTAAGTTAGGTGATGGATATGAACAGCGTTTTGTAAAAGGATTACCAGCAAACAAAAGATTAATTATTTTAAATTTAAGTTTTAATATTTCAACTACAGACGCTGATACAATAGACACTTTTTTAAATGCAAGATTTGACGATCAAGCTAACTTTGACTTTACACCACCACATCATTCTTCAGCATTAAAATTTATATGCACCAGACGAACTAGAACAGCAATTTTGAATAATAGAGTTAGTATGAATTTAACTTTTGAGCAAGTCGCTGAACCTTAATGTCTATTCCTTTTAGTGAACTTCAAAAATTAAATCCAAGTGCAAGGATTGAATTATTTGTTCTTGAACTTGTAGAGGGCTTACATTATGCAACAGGAAACCCATCTAATGTTGCTACTTTATTTAGATTCCATGCTGGATCTAATATGAATACAAATGCAGAAATTATCTGGCAAGGAAATTCATACCAACGATTACCTATTTCATTTGAAGGTGCTGAGTTTACAGGTAGGGGTCAGATTCCTAGACCAACACTTACTGTTGCAAACTTAGGAGGCATAACAAGAGGTGGGGCAGTTATTACTATGACTGACTTTTTAATCATTACAAATTTAACAACTCCTCATAATGATTTGGCAGAAGCTAAAATTACACGCATAACAACTTTTGCTAGTGAACTTGATAATGCTAATTTTCCAAATAATAATAATCCATTTGGTACTCCAACATCTAATGAGCTACCTCGAGAAATATATTTTATTGATAGAAAAACAACTGAATCAAGAGAAGTTGTACAGTTTGAGCTTGTGGGAGAGCTAGATCAAGCAAATAAAAAATTACCAAAAAGACAAGTTACAAGAAAAGAATTTCAGGGAGTTGGTACTTTTATATAATTATGAATTACAAATGGAAACAAGATGCTATAAATCATGCCATACAATGTGATCCTGAGGAATCATGCGGAATCATAGGTAAAATAAATAATGAAGAAAAATATTATCCTTGTAAAAATATAGCTTTAGAATTAAAAAATGTATCTTTTATAATTGATCCTATAGATTATGCTGATGTTGAAGATGAGGTAGATGAAGTTGTAGGGATTGTTCATAGTCATCCACAAGATATTCTTGAGTTTTCAGAAGGCGATAAGTATAGTTGCAAAGCTATTGATTTAACTTTTTACCTCGTTTCTCCAAAATCAGATAAAATAAAAGTAATGCATCCAAGTGAACTAAATGCTTAAAAAAATAAAAGTTTACGGTACACTTAGAAAATTTTTAGGCCAAGCTGAATTTGAAGTTAATTTAAACACGCCAAGAGAAGCATTAAGTTTTTTAAAATGTAACTTTAAAGGAATAGAAAAACATATGTCAGAACAGTTCTACACCATTCAATGTGGAGCAAAAGTAATCACAGAAGATTTAATAAATTTAAGTACTCAAGATGATATAAGAATTATCCCTGTTGTTCATGGTAATTTCTTTCAAATCTTATTGGGTGCCGTTGGTTTGTTTGGAGGTGGTACTGTAGGCGGTCTTTTTGGATCTGGAATAATATCGACTTTAATAACATCAACATTAACCTCTATTGGTACAAGTATGTTAATTGATGGTGTTACAAGCTTGCTGTCACCTCAACAGGGTAATCTTTCACCAACTGGACAAAGCAGTCTTGACCCTGCTGCACTAGCTTCAAACTATTCATTTACAGGGCTTACAAATGTTAGCAATGCAGGGGTTCCAGTTAATTTAGTATATGGAGAAATTTTAGTTGGATCTATTGTGGTGTCTAATGGAGTTGATACAGTTCAAGTACAGGGGACTAATTAATGTTCGGAATTTTAAAGGATATAGTAGAAAGTGGTTTGTTAGATCCAGACATACCAGCAGATGCACTATCTTCAAAGCAGTTTAATACGATAGTAGAACTATTGGGCGAGGGAGAGATAGAGGGATCGGCAACAGCATCAAAAGCTGGCATAACAAACAAAACATCTGCTGAATATTTTAATGCTTTTAAGAAAGATATATTTTTAAATAGAACTCAAGTACTACAACAAGCCGCTAACAATGCTTCTCCACAAGATAGTGACTTTAATTTTAAAGATGTAGCTTTTGATTTTAGACTTGGAACATCAGATCAGACTTTTATTGAAGGAATTGACGAAATTGAAACTGAAAATGTTATCGGAACAACTGTAACGACTACAAATCCAGTTACTCATACAGTTAGTCAAACAAATATTAATGCTGTTAGAGTTACACTTAGATTTCCATCAATGCAAAGTTTTGCAGATAATGGAGACATAAATGGCGTTGAAGTAAATATATTAATAAAAACTATTGAAAATGATGGGACAACAACAACTGTAATTGATGACACAGTAAAAGGCAGGTCAACTAACGCATATTTTAGAGATTATTTAGTCAAGTTTAAAAGCACAACTTCATTTCCTGTAGCTGTAAGAGTTGAAAGGGTTACAGCAGATAGCACAGATACAAAAGTAATTAATGCTTTTCAGTTTAATTCCGCAACTAACATAATTTTTGAACAGAACTCATATCCAAATACTGCTCATGTTGCACTAAGATTTAGTGCTGCAAAGTTTCCAAGAATACCTAAAAGAACTTATAGAATTAGAGGCCGAAAGATAAAAATTCCTCATAATGCAACTGTTAACTTGCAGACAGGTGCAATATCATACGCTGGTATTTTTAATGGGTCTCTTAAAACAGCTAAAGAGTGGACAACTGACCCAGCTTGGATTCTTTATGATTTACTTACTGATACTAGAGCAGGTTGTGGGATTTCAGAAGCTAGTCTTGATAAATTTAGTTTTAAAACTGTTAGTGAATATTGTGGACAGTTAGTTGATGCTGGAAATGGTGATGGATCTACAGAGCCAAGATTTAGCTGCAACATAAATATTACACAACAACGAGAGGCTTATGACCTCATAAACTCTCTTTGTAGCGTGATGCGTGTAATGCCATTTTATTCTGCTGGTGGTATTGCAATATCTCAAGATGCTCCTAAAGATCCTAGTTATATTTTTACAAATGCAAATGTGGCAGATGCAGGGTTTCTTTATACTGGATCAAGTTTAAAAACAAGACACACAGTAATTAATGTAAGTTACTTTGATATGGCAACTCAAGAAATTGATGTTGAAACAGTTGAAGCAAGTGCTTCTCTACAAGCTAAATATGGAATAGTTATAAAAAATATAAAAGCATTTGCAACAACAAGTCGTAATCAAGCAAGAAGGTTAGGTCGGTGGTTTTTATATAATGAGCAAAATTCTGGAGAAAGCTGTTCTTTTACAACAACAACGGCTGCTGGCTCATTAGTACGTTGTGGTGATGTGATTTCAATAGCTGATACTCTTAAATCTGGTGTAAGACGTGGTGGTCTTTTAAAAAGTATTACAAATTTACAAACAGTAATTATTGATGACACAAATAATACAGACATCCCAAGTATGAGTGATAGTCCTACTATTTCTATCATTATGCCTGACGGATCGTTAGAAACAAAAACAATAAGTGGAACTTCTGGATCGACAATTACATTAACAACTGAATTAAGTACATTACCGAATCAACATGCACCTTATGTTTTAGAAACACCTAATTTACAAACAACGACTTGGCGTGTGGTCACTGTTAAAGAAAATGAAGATAAAAGTTTTACAATAACCGCTTTGTCTCATGATCAAGCCAAATATGCTTTTGTTGAGGATGGAACAGAAAAACCAACAAGAACAATAAATCAACTTACAAGTGTTTTAAATGCACCTGAGGGATTAACAGTAGAAGAGAGTATTGTTTTAATCAATAATAAAGCTGTAAGTAAACTTATCCTCGACTGGCAGACACAAACTGGTGCTAATAGGTATGAAGTTCAATATAGATATAACAATGGTGAATTTAACAAAATACAAGTTCCTACAAGTAATGCAGAAATATTCAATACAGAGGCTGGTGTGTATGAAATAAGAGTATTTAGTTTTAATGCTTTAGATGAGCCATCTAACGAACCAGCGACTTTAACATTTAATGCAGTTGGTAAAACTGCTCCACCCTCTAATATTACAAACCTTACTTATGAACCTATTTCTGATAAAGAGATCAGACTTAGATGGGATGCTGTTCCAGACGCAGATGTTAGAGCAGGGGGGCGTATTCATATAAGGCATTCTCCTAAAACTGATGGAACAGGTACTTTCCAAGACGCAACTGACCTTGTTTTTGCATTAAGTGGGGCATCTACAGAAAAAGTTGTACCTTTATTAGAAGGTGAATATATCCTCAAAAGCCAAGATGATGGAGACCGTTTTAGTACAGGTGAAACATCATTGGTAATAGATTTGCCAGATGCACAGCCAAAATTGTTAGTGCAAAATAGGAGAGAAGAATTAGACAGTCCTCCCTTTCAAGGAAGTAAAACCAATATTGGTTTAGATCCAGCAACCAACACTATAAGTTTGTCTGGTACAGGACTAATTGATGATATTACTGACTTTGATGCGGTTTCTAGTCTTGATGATCTAGGTGGAGTATCAGCGACTGGCACATATTTATTTAATGAACCTTTAGATTTGGGTGCTGTTTTTAGTTTGGATTTAAGAAAACATATTCAAACTTTTTCTGTTTATTCAACTGATACTATAGATTCAGTGCTTGATATTGATGCAAGGTTAGATTTTGATGGAACTGGTAGTACAGATACAAACGCTGAAGTATTTGTCCAAGTTTCTCAAGATGGAACTAATTACTCAGGTTTTCAAAAATTTGCAAATGGAACATTTAAAGGTAGAACATTTAAATTTAAATGTGTTCTATCAACAAAAGATACAAACCAAGACATAAGAGTTAGTCAACTTGGATATATTGCAGAATTTCAAAGAAGAACAGAGCAAAGTGCAGCAGCTATAACATCAAGTGGCAACACGCAGGTTAATTTTACAAATCCATTTTTTACAGGAACTTCTGCACTGTTAGGAGTTAATTCTAATTTACCGAGTATAGGAATTACAGCATTTAATATGCAAAGTGGTGATTTTTATGAAGTAACAAATCGAACTTCAAACGGATTTCAAATACATTTCAAAAACAGTTCTAATTCCTCTGTATCAAGAGAATTTAATTTTACTGCCATTGGCTTTGGTAAAGGTTAAAAAATAGTATATACTGAAAAAAACATTAGAAACTGATGTCAAGAGTCAATAATACAGGCGGAGCAGGGTTTACAGTTGATAATGGTACAGGTCTTGTAGTTCGTACAAAGTTAAATCAAATAATTGCCGCACTTAGCACTGTAAATCAAGGTTCTGGTGATCCTTCAATAGGTGTTGCAGCTTATGTTCCACACATTGACGGCAATACACTAAAGATAAGAAATGCAGCAAATAATGCCTTTGTCACTTTGGGTGATGTGAGTCTTACAAACTTTGGTCACGCTGCATTAACAGGTGCTACTTTCACAGGCAAAGTTATTCATAACTATACTTCTTCTGTAACAGTTCCTGTAGGTAATACAGCAGCTAGAGACGGAAGCCCTGCTGTTGGTATGTTTCGTTATAACAACCAGCTTAACGTCTTTGAAGGGTACAAAAACACTGGCTGGGGTGAAATTGGTGGCGGTGGCGGAGCTACTGGTGCAGGCGGAGATCAGGTGTTTTTTGAAAGCGATCAAAATGTAACGACCTCTTATGAATTGACGGCAAATAAACACGCCCACACTGTGTCCCCTACAATTAATAACGGAGTCACGGTAACCGTGCCAAACAACGCAATTTTAGTTATCTTATAGTTATGCCAATAGCAATCAACGGATCAGGAACATTAACAGGAATCTCAGTAGGAGGTTTGCCTGATGGAATAGTGGATGAAGATATGCTTGCTTCTAATTCTGTTACTGCTGGAAAATTAGCAAGTGGCGTTGGTGGAAAAATTCTCAAAGTTGTACAAACATATAAAACTGATACTTGGTCAGATGACCTAGGGACAGGAGCAGAATCTGGTGATATTACTGGTCTTACTGCTTCAATAACTCCATCAAATTCAAGTAATAAAATATTAGTAATGTTTGATGTTGGAATAGGTGGTGAAGATAATTTTAGGTATGGATTAACCCTTTACAAAGCTGGTTCAGTTCTTACTGCTTCAACAGGTGATGCTTCGGGAAGCTCATCAAGAGTTACTATGTTTGGATCTACGATGCATGCTAATAGAAACTTTGGTATAAGTGGTAAATATTTAGACACGGCAGGAGGTACAAGTTCAATAACTTATAGTTTAAGAGCTAGGCATGGAAATGATGCAACTCTTAAAGTTTATGTAAATAGACCGCATACATTATATGATGCTGCCTACGGCATGGTATCAGGATCAAGTATTATTCTTATGGAGGTAGAAGCATGAGCTTAGACCATGAAGCAATAAGAAAAGCATACCCATCTATTAAAACGATTGACGATTCTTTTGTTAATTATGGTTTAGATAAAGATGGAAACAAAATATCATTTACTCAATCCAATGTTGATGCTGCAAGAGTTGAACTTGATAAATTAAAATACAAAGACATAAGACAACCTTTGTATCCATCTTTTGGAGACTTTGCAGATGCTATGTACTGGAACAGTAAGGGAGATTCGACTAAACTAGAAGCATATTACGCTGCCTGTGAAAAGGTAAAAACTGACAACCCAAAACCTAGTTAATTATGAGCAAAATATCACTCAAACACTCAGGCGGTAATGTTGTTTCACTCAACTCCCCAACCAATGCTCCAAGTGCAGCGGATGTAGCATTTAAACTACCAAATGCTGACGGGACATCTGGACAGGCTCTTGTTACAGATGCTTCAGGAAATTTATCATTTGCTGGTACAGGTAAAATTCTTCAAGTAGTTGAAGGAACATTAACTTCTGGTTTTACAACATCTTCACAAACAATGGTTGATGTAGGTTTAAGTGCAACTATTACTCCATCTTCAGCTTCTAATAAGGTTTTAATTTTATTATCATTAGGTAGTTTCGTTAACCGAACTTCGCATAAAAGAGCTTTCGCAAACATATTGAGAGGTTCAACTGTTTTATTTGTAGGTGACGCAGCATCAGGAGAAGAAGTAACAATAGCTAGAACTTGGAGAACTGCACAAGATGAATATGTTATGGATCCACTTTCACGCAGCTTTTTAGATAGTCCAAACACAACATCAGCAACAACTTACAAATTACAGGCATCAATAGCAAGTGATGGTGGATATGTATACATAAATAGACCATATACACAAGACGCTAATGGTGGAAATACAGCTAGTTCACTTATACTTATGGAGGTAGCAGCATAATGTCTTTAGATCACGAAGCGATTTACAAAGCATACGCTGGAACTGTTGTTTCTATAGATGATACTGCTGGTGCGTTTGATAAAGATGGTAAGTCTGTAACTCTTGAGCAAAGTAAAATAGATGCTGCACGAACCACATTAAATGCTGAATACGCAGCCCTTGAATATTCAAGAAATAGAGCAGCAGAATATCCTTCTATTGAAGATCAGCTTGATGACATTTATCATAATGGTGTAGCTGGTTGGAAAACTACTATTAAAGCTATTAAAGACAAATATCCCAAGCCATGAGTACA